CGCAGCAGCATCTGTCGGCGGCGGGCTGATCGCCGCTGGCGGCGCCAAGAAGGCCGCCCGCGCGCAGGAGCAGGCAGCGCGTGACGCGCAGGCCGCCAACGAACGGATGCTGGAGCGCCAGATCGGCCTGCAAGAGCCGTTCCGCCAAGGTGGTCTGACCGCCCAAGACGAGATTATGAAGCTGCTGGGAATTGGCGGCGATGCGTCGGCGGAAGGTTATGGCAGTCTGGCCAAGCCGTTCGGCATGGAGCAGTTCCAGCAAGACCCAGGCTACGCCTTCCGCCAAGCGGAGGGCATGAAGGCGCTGGAGCGGTCAGCCGCAGCCCGTGGCCTATTGCAGTCAGGCCCCACGCTAAAGGGCATTCAGCGGTTCGGACAGGAATCGGCCAGCCAAGAATACGGCAACGCCTTCAACCGCTACCAGATCGAACGCAACGCGCGCCTGAACCCGCTTCAATCGCTGATGGGTTCTGGGCAGTCTGCAACCAACGTCATGACTGGTAATGTCGGTCAGTCGAGCCAGAACGAGCAGGCTAACATTATGGGCGCTGGGCAAGCCCGCGCGTCTGGCTACGTCGGGCAGGCTAACGCGCTGGGCGGCGCACTGAGCAGCATCGGTCAGGCGGCGTCGTCGTTTCCGCTGCTTCAGGCGCAGATTGGCTATCTTAATCAAGGGCAGCCCGGCGGCACGGTCAACAATATGACGCGTATCCCGCGGGGCGCATACGGCGGCATCGGCGGCTAACTAAGGACGGACAATGGCCAATCAAGCAATCGCCCTTCAAGCCCGCGCACCGCAAGGCAACTTCTTGGCGCCTGCGATCCAGCAGGGCGCGCAGATGATCAACATGATGTCGCAGCAGCGCGCTGCTGAACGCCAGGCGGCGCAAACGGCGCAGCAGTTGGAAATCCAGCGGGCGGCTGAAAGCCGCGCTGTGGCGGGCGAAGCGCGGGCGGGTAAAGAATTTGATCTTAAAAGAGAAGCGGATTTGTATTCTAAATACCGCCGGTTAGCGCCTGTAGTGGCCGAAGGTGGCCCGGCTGCTTACGCAAGCTATTTGCAGAACATGGCAGTTGACAGCCCAGAAAGCGCGGCTGCATTCGCGCAAGCAATGCCGGTCGATAAATTCGACAAGGACACCTTCACGCGCATGATCATGGGCGCGGACGAGTACGCTGCTGCGCGGTATGGCAAGGCCATCACTAAAGAATTTATCACGCCCGAAGGTGATGTCATGGGCGCTAACATCTCAGGCTTTCCCGGCGCTACCTACGCGACCCGGGTTCCCGACATTAGCCGCCCAGTCGCGCCCGCCGCGCCCACGGCCCCTGCGGCTGCCGCGCCTGCGCCCGCCGCCGGCGGTATGTTCCAGCCCATCTCGGCCACCGGCGGCCAGCCGCAGGGCGCAGACCCGCAGGCCGCGCTGCTGGCGTCGCTGAACGAAGCAAGGCAGACGGGCCAGATTGGTGCTGACGTTGTCGAACAGCTTCGCCAGTTAGGCGGCCCGCAAGCCGCCCCCCGCGTCGATGCGTTCCTCGCGCAGAACAACATCAAGGTTGCGCCGGGCGGTATGCAAAGCGCCGTCTACCGTCCAGAGGGTGGTGCGCCGTTGGCGCAGCAAGTCAATTACGACCCGAACGCCTTTGCGCCGTTGCGCGCTAAGTCGCCGATGGTGTCGCCCATGCCTGGGTCGGCCAGTGTGCCGATTAGCCGCGTCAGGGAAGAAGCGGCGGCAGGGCGTCAGACGCCTGCTGAAGCGGCTGCGGTCGCATCGGCCACCGCGACGGCTACCAAGGCTGCGGAACTTAAAGCGGAACAAGCCAAGAAGTTGCCGGCCAAACGCCAAGTGTCTTCGCTGCTGCAAAAACTTCGCAACGCATACGAGACGCTCAACACGGCGGAAGCTATCCCGTCATCGGAACGCGGCGCGTTTGCAAACGTGTTTGATTATCTGTCCACCACGGGGGCGGGGCGTGAAGTCCAGCGTGCGCTTGGCACTGCGGCTAACAAGCCGTTGAACGAGATTACCGGCGCGCGTAAGTTGCTGGCTACGGCGATCAAAAACGCTACTGGTATGTCCGCGCAGGAAATGAACTCAAACGTTGAACTGCAACTGACGCTGGACGCGCTGACCGATCCGACGCAGGGCTACGAGAGCGCCATCAGCCAGCTTGATACGCTGGAGCAACTGTACGGCGCCGGTGGCGCTCAAACACCGCCGCCCAGCAACGTCGCGCCGCAAAAGACGCCGGTGGCCAAACCGCCAGCGGGCATCTCGGCGGATGATTGGAAATTCATGACCCCAGAGGAGCGTCGGCTGTGGCAGAAATGACCGTCGAACAGCAGCGCGCGTTGGCCATTGCCCGCGCGCGCCGCCGCCGCGCAGAAGCCGTGCCCGCGCCATCTGAGCCGACATTCATGGAGGATGCGGGCAATTACATGCGCGGCATAGCCCGCGGCGTAGCCACCGGCGATCCTGCGGCGTTGCTGGCGCGTGGCGGCACGTATCTTACCGACGTGCTGGGCCTGACAACGGGCGCAAACGAAAAGATCAACGCCGTGCTAAACGCCGGTGAGAACACCCAGAACAAGATGTTCCGCACAGGCCAGGTTTTGGGTGAGGTCGCTTCGACCGCACCGTTAATTGCTGCTGGTGGCGCGGGTGTAACCCGTCTTGGCGGTCAGTTGGCGCGCGTAGCGCCCCGCGCCGGCGGCGTTGTCCAGCGTACAGGGCAAGCCGTGTCCAGTGGTGGTATCGGATCGGGTCGCACCGCCGCGCAGACGGCAGCTATGCCGTTGCGGCAGCGCCAGGCACAGCTTTTGGAGCGGACTGCTGGCGCTTCTATTGCCGGCGCTGGCGGTGCAGCGTTGACCGGCGAAGACGCTGGCACCGGAGCGACGTTCGGCGCGGCTCTCCCCGCAGTGGGTTCTATCGTCCGCAAGGTGGCCGGCATACTGCCCGACCTGACCAATTTGCCAGCGTTGCAGGCAGCCCGCATTCTCCGCGAATCGCTGGGTGACAACCTTGAAGCAGCCCGCGCTGCCCTTTCCGCACTGCCCGCCGACGCGCAGGAATTGGTGCGTCAGACGCTGGTCAAGGCTGGCGTTGAGCCGCGCACGTTTATGGGCTTGGCTGCGGATGTTGAGCGTCTGCGCCCGGATCAGGCTGCGGGTATTCTTGAAAGCCAAGCAGCCGCCCGCGAAGCGCGATTGGCCCAGGCGGCGGGCGGCGCGACAATGGAAGAGATTCGTGCGGCAGCGCGGGGAGGCCGCAAAGCCGTGACCGAAGAGTTGGCGCCTACACGCGAAGCAATGTACGAACGTGCGGGCCGCGCCAGCAAAGAAGTGCCGCCCGCGCTTCGCCAGGCGCAGGCGCTGGAGCAGCGAGCGCAAGACCAATCTGACTTGGCCCGCCGCATGACGTTTGGCGCGGAGCGGTCGGAAACGCGGCTTGGCCAAATGGATGACTTGGGTGAAGCGTTTGATCCGGCGGCTGTTGGCCGTGAACGCGGCATTGCCGGCGCTATGACGCAGCGCGGCGAACAGGCTGCGTTGAACGCTATTGGGTTGCGCGGCGAAGCCAACGATCTGTACGACATGGTTGATGATCTGGCCTCGCAAGGTATGCGGCCTATGCGCGCTGCCGATCTTATTTCGGCGCTGCGCGGCAAGTTGGATGACCCCGAAATTTTGTTGGGGTCAATAGAAGAGCGCACAATAAAAAATGTGGTGCGACAACTTGAAAAAGCTACTGACGCAAATGGTATGCTTAACCCAAGGGCGTTGGGTAAAATCCGTCGTTCTGGGATCAACGAGATTGTCAACCGCCTATCTACGCAAATGGGCGGTGTTCCCTCCCGCACAGGCACGCCTGAAGCAGCGCAGGGAACCGTGTTAGAACTGCGTTCTTTGATCGACGACACGTTGCGTAAGGGTGGCGGCGGCGATTTGGTTGATGATTTTCTGCGCCGGTCGGAACAAGGTTACGCCGCCGTCAACCGCGGTGAATTGTCCGGGGAAGCGTTCCGGTTGTATAAGCAAGACCCTACCGCAGCGACAGAGTTTCGCGCGTTGGTCGGCGGTGATCGCCCAAAAGTTGTCGGAAAATTTATGGGTGGCGGTCCTGAAAACGAAAGTTTTGCTAACGTCTTTGCAAACGACCCGGCGCGCCTTGGCGCTCTTCAGCAAACTGCGGACGAGATGCGCGTCTTGAACCGCATGGGTGAACTGAGCAGCCAAGGCAGCGCGGCGGCAACCGAACTGATCGGGCGCGAACGTCCGTTTGTTTCGCGCGCGTTGACGCGGGCGGGCTTGGCGGCGTTCCCGCCGGCGCGTATCGGCGCAGACGCGGCGCAATTGGCGTTGGCCAACACGCTCCAGCCGCGTGTGCAACAGCAGTTGGCAGAGGCCGCTGTCAGCGGCCCGAACGCGCTGGCGCTGATGAACCAGTACCCAACATCCTTGCGGATGTCGGAAGCGGTCAGCAACCTGTCGCCAGGTATGCGGAACGCCCTCGCGCAACTGTTGCGCGGCGGCACGATGAACTACAATCAGTGAGGCGCTGACGTGACGACCATCGACCAGACCGAAGCGCGGCTGAATACGCATGAGGAGGTGTGTGCCTTGCGGTATGACGGCATCTGCGCGCGACTGAAACGCTTGGAAAACGTCGGCGTGGCCGTGGCCGGGTTCATCATCGCGCTACTGCTTACCATCGTACTAAAGATTAGCTAACCCCCGCAGTCTAAGAGACTGCTTTGCAAGGTTATTTATGGCAGTCAATCAGTACGACGTTGACCCAGAGGGCGACGCCAAAATTGCTGAGTTAGCCGCCGATCTCGGCAGCAAGAACGCAACAGCACTTCATCTAAACATCAGCCGGGCGGCGGTGCAGAACGCCTGCCGCCGTCATGTGGCGCGGACAGCTGCGGTTCTGTCGCTTGACACGCCCAAGGCAGACCCGCTGCCGCCAGCCGATCTGCCGTTTGCAGAACGGCTGGCGTTGATGAAGAAGCGCAACGCCCTGCGGATTGCCCATGAACGGGCGCAAGCCTGGCAGACCGTGCGGATACCGATCAAAGGGCCGTACGCCATCTGTTGGTTTGGCGATCCGCACCTTGACGATCCTTACTGCGATCTGGTTGGCTTCGAGCGTGACGCGCGCCTCTGCGCCGAAACCGAAGGGCTGTACGGCGCCAACGGCGGCGACAGCATCAACAACTGGGTGGGCAGGCTGGAGCGCCTGTACGGCGAACAATCCGCCACGGTATCAGAGGGCTGGGAACTGGTCGAGTGGGCGCTGAAGCATCTAGGCGTCAACTGGCTTGTGTGGATTCTGGGCAACCATGATACGTGGAACTACGGCAAACGCATATTCGACGGCATGAACACCGAACGCATTCTGATGCGCGATTGGGATGCCAAGCTGCAACTGGCGTCGCCGTGCGGTGGTATCACCCGCGTCTGGGCGCGGCACGACTTCAAGGGCCACTCAATGTATAACGAGTTGCACGGCCTGAAGCGGGCGGCGATGATCGACGAACACGCCGACATCTACGCCGCGTTCCACCGGCACACGTTTGGCACCGGCCAAGGCGAGTTTGCTGGCGGCCGGCGCTACACGCTGGTGCGCGCCAAGGGCTACAAGGAGTCCGACGACTACGCGCTCAAGGGCCAGTTCGCAGAACAGCGCAGCGGGCAGTCGGTCGTCACGGTCATCACGCCGCGCAACGGCGCTGCCCCGGCAGTCAGCGTGTTCGAGGATGTGCAGGAAGGCGCGGACTTCCTGACGTACAAGCGCAGAAAGGCTGGGTTGTGACGGCACCTCTCCCTCGTTGGATGAAAACCGCCATGCTGTTTCGCGGGCTAAGGGAAGTCCCCGGCCCGCGCCATAACCCTACGATCTTGGGCTGGCTGGGATCACTTCGGGCATGGTGGCGCGATGATGAGACGCCGTGGTGCGGTGTGTTCGTCGCGTATTGCATGAAAGAGTCGGGCCTGCCCTATCCCAAGCTGTATATGCGGGCGAAAGCATGGTCGGACTACGGTGCGCTGCTGCGGCCCGACTTGCTCGCGCCGGGCGCGATCCTTGTCTTTGATCGGGCGGGCGGTGGCCACGTTGGGTTCTACGCTGGCGAGGATGCTGGGCACTACTTCGTGCTTGGTGGTAACCAGAACAACGAGGTCAGCGTGATGAAGCTGGGCAAGTCGCGGTTAGTTGCGTCACGTTGGCCAAAGGGCGAGCCTGTGCTAGGTAAGCCTGTGCAAATGAAGATTGGAAACCTTTCCACTAACGAGCAATAGGAGGCTCATATGTCTATCGTGCATTTTATCCTGAAACGCTTGAAAGAGCCAAGCACCTACGCCGGCGTCGCCAGCCTCGCGCTGGCGCTGGGCCTGACGGACGTGCAGTGGGAAGCGATCTCCGCTGCGGTTGCCGGTCTGGCCGGCGTTGTTGCCGTGTTCCTGATGGAAAAGCCTGAGGCGTGATTAAACTCCTGACGCTCTTGCTGTCGCTGCTCGACCGGGTGTTTACCGATTTCGGAAACGCCAAGCTGCGGGCGCAAGGGCGTCAGGATGCACAGGAGCAACTTGATGCAAATGTTGCCAAGGCTGAAGCCGCTATGGACGCTGACGATCCCGCTCGTCTTGACCGGCTGCGTGACAGGTTCGACCGCGCTCGTCGGTGACTATTGCCGCATCGCCAAGCCGATCAGCTACGACAGCAAGACGGACACCGCTGAGACGGTGAAGGCAATCGAGACGCACAACTCTACGTGGGTGTGTCTGTGTGAATCAGACTGTCCCGCCAGCACTGCAAATACCAAATAGCCTTGCCGATCTCTAACACCGTGGCGTCCTTATGCCCGGCGCGGCTCATGTACTTCAGCGCGTTGCCGCGGCAGTAGCCGGCGAACTCCTCTGGCGACAGCTTGGCCTGGAGGTAGTCAATCGTCTCGATGCCGCCGACCTTGTAATGGTCGGGATTGACTGCGTCCGTCATGCGCCCAGCCTCGCCATCAGTTCGGCGCGCTCCCGCGCGTTACGCAGCATGGCGTACCGCTGGTGCAGGCGGCGCACGATCCCGATGCGGCGGCGCGTCGCCATCTCGTCGTCCAGCAGGCGCTTGACCTCGGCCTCCGACATGGACGTGAGCGTGGCAGCCAGCGACCGCCAATCAACCTTGTTCATTCTTCAACTCCTTCATCGCTATGTCTGACACGGCACGCTTTTCGTGAAGGGCCGCCCAGAT